GTCTACGCTCCTGGCATCGCTGCGGCTCACACAGCAAGCTCCGCCTGCGCCGCCAGTACGCTTGGTCCGAGATGATTGCCCGCCACTACACCATATCGATCTGCACAGACAGTAGCAGGAGAGCCAGACCAGCATGGCGCAGGTGGATGGTGTCGTTGTTGTGCGAGCAGACCCCGCGTGCGTGCTGCGCGAGCGGACTACATGCCGGCAGGGTAGGGGGGCATCAAATGCCTACGGGCAATTCGGCTAAAGACCGGCCATGCAGCCTTTTTTTTTCGACCGCGAAATTAAAAATCCAAAACGATTGCCGAAAAGCACGAAGCAGATGCAAGAAAGGCAATAAATGGGTGGTATCGCGACTGTGCCGGGCCGCGGCAGAAAGCCAAAGCCGACGGCGCGCAAGGTCGCGGCCGGCAACCCCGGCAAGCGCGCGCTGAACAAGGAAGAACCCAACTTCGGGCTGGCCACCAACATCGATCCGCCCGAGTGGATAGTCGGCCGTGCCGCCGACATGTGGGAGCGCGTGGCGCCGTTGCTGCTCAAGCAGAAGGTGCTGCAGCTCACCGACATGCACAACCTCGAGGCGTTCTGCATGGCGTACGCGAACTGGCGCGCCGCCGTCGACGACGTGCATAAAAACGGTGTCGTCGTGGCTGGCGCCACCGGCGGACCGATCAAGAACCCGGCGCTGACGGTGCTGAACGAGGCTGACCGCCAGATGGTGACCTTCGGTTCCATCCTCGGTCTGGACCCGTCCAGCCGGCAGCGCCTGCGCTCGCCCGAGAGCGGGAAAACCAGCAATCCCTTCGGTAAGTTGCTCAATGGCTCGTGAGAAAAAACACCCGCGCGTCGATGTCGCGAACAAATACGCGCGCGACATCGTCGCCCGGCGTATCCCGGCGTGCCTGTATGTGATCCAGGCCTGCCAGCGCCATCTGGACAACCTGGCCGTCTGCCGCACGCGCGCCTACCCCTACAAGTTCGACGCCGCCGAGGCGGAAAAGAAGCTGCAGCTGATCGAGATGCTGCCGCACACCAAGGGGGAATGGGGCTTCAAGCGGCAGCTGGTGACGCTCGAGCCGTGGCAGAAATTCGGCCTGGCCTGCACGTTCGGTTGGCGCCACAAGAAAACCGGCTTCCGCCGCTTCCGCGAGAGCTACTGGGAGGTGCCGCGCAAGAACGGCAAGTCCGTGATCGGCGCCGGCGTCGGCATCGGCATGTTCGTGGCCGACAACGAGTTCGGTGCCGAGGTCTACTCCGGCGCCACCAGCGAGAAACAGGCGTGGGAAGTGTTCCGCCCGGCGCGCCTGATGATCAAGCGCACCGAGATGCTCATGGAGGCGGCCGGCATTGAGGTCAACGCGGCCAACATGAACCTGCCGGCCGATGGCAGCCGCTTCGAGCCGTTGATCGGCAACCCGGGCGACGGCGCCTCGCCGTCGTGCGCGATCATCGACGAATACCACGAGCACGACAGCGCGTCGCTCTACGAGACGATGCTGACGGGGATGGGCGCGCGGCGCCAGCCCCTGGTGCTGATCATCACCACGGCTGGATCGAACATCGAGGGGCCGTGCTACGACAAGCGGCGCCAGGTTATCGAGATGCTCGACGGCTCGGTGCCGGACGAGGAGCTATTCGGCTGGATCTTCACGATCGACCAGGGCGACGACTGGACCGACCCGAAGGTGGTGGCCAAGGCCAACCCCAACATCGGCGTGTCGGTGTTCCAGAACTATCTCGAAAGCCAGCAGCAGAAGGCCATCAAGACGGCGCGCTTCACGAACACGTTCAAGACCAAGCACCTCAACGTGTGGACGTCGGCCAAGACCGGCTTCTACAACCTCGAGGCCTGGCGCGCCTGCAAGGACGAGACGCTGACGCTGGAGCAGTTCGAAGGCCAGTCATGCATCCTGCCGTTCGATCTCGCGCGCAAGCTCGACATGAACAGCATGGCGCGCCTTTTCACGCGCGATATCGACGGGCGCCGGCACTACTACAGCGTGGCGCCGCGGTTCTGGGTACCGGAGGATACGGTCAGGAGCAGCGACAACAAGCGCATGTCCGAGCGGTTCAGCGCGTGGGTGAACGCCGGCCTGCTCGACGAGACGGAGGGCGCCGAGGTCGACTACCGGGAAATCCTGGCGGCGGCCGTCGAGGCCAACAAGCTGAACCCGGTCGACTGTTGTCCGATCGACCCGCACGGCGCCACCGGCCTGGCGCACCAGCTCGACGACGAGGGCCTTACCCCGGTGATCGTCACCCAGAACTACACGCAGATGAGCACGCCGATGAAAGAGCTGGAATCGGCCATCGCGTCCGGCCGCTTCCACCACGACGGAAACCCGATTATGACCTGGTGCATCTCCAACGTGATCGGCAAATACCTGCCGGGTAACGACGACGTGGTCCGACCGATCAAGCAGGGCAACGACAACAAAATCGACGGCGCCGTCTCCCTGATCATGGGAATCGGCCGCGCGATGCAAACCGAATCCGGCGGCATGCCGGCCGACTACGACCTCATGGTGGTGTGATGCAAAAACTGGCGCTGGCCCTTCAATTTATCGGTGACTGTATCACCCCCGCGCTCGTCTACAACCTGTGCATCCTCGGCGGCATCGCGATGATCGCCGCCGGCGCCGCCATGCTGTGGGGCGCGGCTGTGTCACTGATCTGCACCGGCGTGCTGCTGATCGTCCTGACGTTGCACATCGCGGCCGGCTTCGGCGGGAAGGTCTAAATGTTCCTGTTCTCGCCGAAGGCCGACAGCGGCGACCGCTCCGCGTATGGCAGCTTCTGGTTCAGCCAGGTGCCTTCGCGCTTTGGCGTCGCGGACGTTCGGGGCGACGGCGCGCTCCAGCTCAGCGCGGTCTATGCCTGCGTGCGCGTCATCGCCGACGCGATCAGCTCTCTGCCGTTCAAGATGTACAAGACGGCGCCCGACGGCTCGCGCAAGGAGATCACGAACCACTGGCTGTATCGTCTGATCGCGGTACGGCCGAACGATTTCCAGAACCCGATGGAGTTCCGGGAAATGATGTGCGGTCACTTGGAATTGCGCGGCAACGCCTTCGCGCAGATCGTAGCGAACGCGCGGGGCGAGGTGACCGAGCTGCTGCCGATCCATCCGGACATGGTCACAATTGAGGTGTTGGGTACCGGCGCCACGCTCAACTGGCGCTACCGCGTCAAGCAGCTGAATGGGCCGGATGTGCTGATCGCCCGGGTCGACATGTTCCATATCAAGGGCATGTCGCCGAACATCATTATGGGCTACTCGCCAATCCAGCTGATGGCGAAAATGCTCGGTGCCGGCGTCGCCGCGCAGGATTACGGCCTGCGCTTCTTCGAGAACGACGCATCGCCCTCCGGCGGCGTGCTGGAGCATCCGACCAATTTCAAGGACAAGGAACAGCGCGACCGCTGGCGCGAGGCCTGGCAGGAGCAGCAGGGCGGCCGCAACAAGGGCAAGGTCGCTGTCCTCGAATACGGGTTGAAGTATGTGCCCGGGATCACCGTGAAAAACACCGACGCCCAGTTCCTGGAGTCGCGGCAGTACACGCGCTCCGAGATCGCCACCATGTTCGGCATCCCGCCGCACATGATCGGCGACCTGTCGAAAGCCACGTTCTCGAACATAGAGCAGCAAAGCATCGACTTCGTGGTCAATTCGCTGAGCCCGCGCCTGAATCGCTGGGAAGCCGCGCTGGCGTACAACTTCCTCGACCCGGACGATCTGACCATCAGCTGTGAGTTCTCCACGATTGCGCTGCTGCGCGGCGATGCTGCGGCCCGCTCCCAATACCTGCACAACGGCATCCTCGACGGCTGGCTGACACGCAACGAGGCTCGCGCGACAGAAAGACTGAACCGCATCGATGGACTGGACGAGCCGCTACGGCCGCTGAACATGATCGCGGACAATGCCGCCGAGGAAGAGGACCGGGAAATCGAGGGCGGTACGGCGCTGCCGCCGAACGTCACGCCGAATGACCCGGCGGCTCCTGCGCCGCCGGCGCCGCCGTCGAATAGCGATGCCCGGCTGTTGGCGCTGTCGATGGCGGCCGCCGGCCGCGTCGCCCGCAAAGAGGCCGAGATGGTCGCGCGTGCGCTTCCGCTCGGCGACGATGCGCTGGCGACGGCCTACGCCAAGCACGTCGCATTTATCGTCGGCGCGCTGGCCGTGCCGTCGGCGGCTGCCCAAGCGTATGCACTGGAGCAGATCGAATTCCTATCGGCGAATCGCGACATGGCTGTCGAAGATTTCACCGAGGTCGCGCGATGCAAGCTCGAAAGGCTCGCCGCTCAGGGCTGAGCAGGTCGTCGAACCACACAATTCTTCCCCTTCATCAGGGGTCTCGCAATGCCCGCCGCGCGCGGGCTTTTTTAATGGAGCGCCAGCTTATGCAACGGCACCTACTTCTGGCCGCGTTTGCCAATACGCCATGGGCCATGGATCAGCAGCACCTGGCGACGTTCGCCGGCGTGTTGCGCCGCTGGTCTTCCGGCGCGCCAGCCACACCGGAGGTCATGGCCGAGGTGCAGGCTGCCCAGGCCGCCCGCGCCGCGCGCGCCAAGACGGCGGCC